CTATGAAGAATCTGAAAGACTAATAAACGGTTATGAAGACCCTGAGGGCTATAAAGACGAACGTTTTATAGTTTTTATTTATGAGATTGATAGTAGTAAAGAATGGGTGGACGAAGCGTGTTGGAAAAAAGCAAATCCTGGACTAGGCACTATCAAAAATTTAGAACAGTTAAAAGCAAAAGTTAATAAAGCTTTACAAAACTCTATGTTGGTTAAAAATCTTGTTTGTAAGGAATTTAACATCCGTGAAACATCAAGTGAGAGTTGGTTAAGTTTTGAAGATTTAAACAATACAGCAACTTTTGATATTAAGGAATTAAAACCAAGGTATGGGATAGGTGGTACTGATTTATCAAGTACAACAGATTTAACGAGTGCAAAAGTTATTTTTAAAGTTAGGGACAAAGAAGAAATTTTTGTATTGTCCATGTACTGGATACCAGCGGACTTAGTAGACAAAAAAGTAAACGAGGATAAAGTACCTTATGACAAATGGATTGATGCAGGAATATGCCGCACATGCCCCGGGAACAAAGTACATCCAAAATATATAACAGAATGGTTTCAAGAGATACAGCGTGATTATGATTTATATCTAATGTCAGTTGGATATGATGCGTGGAGTGCGGCTTATTGGGTTGAAGAAATGGAAAGTATATTTGGGAAAATCATGGTACCAGTCAGACAAGGAAAACAAACTTTATCGCAGCCAATGAAATCTCTAGGGGCGGATATTTGTGCTAAATTGATTAATTATAATAATAATCCAATTGACAAATGGTGTTTGGCTAACACCGCATATGACGAGGACAAAAACGGAAACATCCAACCTTGTAAAACAAGCAAGTCCACAAAACGTATAGATGGTTTTGCAAGTTTACTTGATGCATACGTTGTTTATCAAGACAAGAAAAACGAATATGAAAGCTTAATATAATTGAAAGGGGGTGAATAAAATTAAATGGTTTAATAAAAAGAAATTAAACAACGAAACAGCAGAGCGAACAACTTACAAGCTAGTTACGGAAAAAGGCAACGGTCAGTATATTTGGAACGGAAAAATATATCAAAGTGATGTAGTTAGGTCTTGCATGAGACCGAAAGTCAAAGCAATAGGAAAGTTAGTGGCAAAACACATTAGGGAAACCATAACAGCAGAGGGCAAAGATTTAAAAGTAAATCCAGATGTTTATATGCGTTTTCTTTTAGAAGAGCCAAACGCTTTAATGTCAGGGCAAAAGCTACAAGAAAAATTAGCGGCACAATTGATTTTAAACAACAATGCTTATGCTTTGATATCAAGAGACGAAAACGGATATCCAAATAGTATTTATCCACTTACTGGAGCGATAGGCGTTGAGGCTATTTATAATAATAGCGGACATTTATTTTTAAAATTTACGATGCAAAATGGCAAATCCTTTACTTTTGATTATGATGATATAATTCATTTGAGGCAAGATTTTTGCGAAAATGATTTATTTGGTGACAGCATACAATCAAGCTTAACTAATCTTATGACTGTGATTGACACAACAGACAAAGGAATTGTTAATGCTATCAAAAACAGTGCTGTTATACAGTGGCTACTTAAGTATACGACACAGCTAAGACCCGAAGATTTAAAAGCAAATGCTCAAAAATTTGTTGAGGATTACTTGGAGACAACAAACTCAATCGGGGTTGCTGCAACGGATGCAAAAGCGGACGTTGTGAGGGTTGAAAGCAAAGACTATGTGCCTAATGCGGCACAAATGGACCGTACAACAAAAAGAATTTATTCGTTTTTTAATACAAATGAAAAAATCGTACAATCGTTATATAACGAGGACGATTGGAATGCTTACTATGAAGCGGAGATAGAACCAGTTGTAATTGATTTAAGCATGGAATATACACGTAAATTATTTAGTAGGCGTGAAAGAGGTTTTGGAAACAAAATAACTTTTGAGGCCTCAAATTTAGCAACTGCATCAATGAGCACAAAATTAGGTTTACAAGCTATGGTTGATAGAGGTGCATTGACTCCAAACGAGTGGAGAGCGGTTCTTAATTTGGCACCAGTCGAGGGTGGAAATGAAGTTATAAGGCGTTTAGACACTGCAACAGTAAACACAGGAAAGGAGGGATAAATAATGGATATCGATGTAAAGGGCACGATAGTAAGTGACGATGAAGCTTTATTTTATCAATGGTACGGCGTAACACATACATCTCCAAAGCAGATTAACAACGCAATAAAGCAAGCTAAAGCAAGAAATGAACCACTTGACGTTTATGTCAATAGTGGCGGCGGTGATATTTTTGCAGGGTCAGAAATTTATCAAGCTTTAAAAAATTACTCAAATACAAAAATCCACGTGGTGGGTTTGGCGGCATCGGCTGCAAGTGTAATTGCTCAAGGCGGAATTTCGGACATAGCAGAAACAGCTATGTTTATGATACATAATGTGTCAAGTTATGCTCAAGGCGATTACAACGCTATGCGACATAGTGCGGAAGTGCTCGAAAAAGCAAATAACGCAATAGCACAAAGTTACATAAGCAAAACAGGATTAAGTGAAAAAGAAATTTTGAACTTGATGAATAAAGAAACATGGTTAACTGCTAAAGAAGCAGTAGAACAAAAGTTTATTGATAAAATAGCAAGTAGTCAATCCGCAAAATTAGTAGCATCAAATAATTGTTACTTTTTAAACGCTGAAATGATTGAAAAAGCAAAAGTTTTAATGGCTGATAATAAAAACCAGCTTTTAAATAAAAATCAAATTCAAATGAAAATGGAACTAGAATTATTAAGAATGAAAGGGCGAATTTAAACATGAAAGAAAAATATTTAGCTAAAAGATTAGAGCTGCTAGCTCAAGCAGATGTAGCGGCACAAAGCGGAGAACTTGAAAAGTTTGAAAGCATCAAAAAAGAAATTGAAACACTTGATAACACATATGATGCTCAATGTAAAATGATTGCAGATATGGAGGCATTAAAAGGTGCACAAAATGCACCAATACAAAATAAAGTTATAGACGGTCAAAAAGAAACCGTTGAGGATTTTTATGCATCAAAAGAATACAGAATTGCTTTTGCTAATTTTGTAGCAACTGGAAAACCTATGAAATTTAGCAACCTTGATGAAAGTACACTTACAACAGACGTGGGCTCAGCAATTCCGACTACAATTATCCCACGTATAATTGAGACTATGGAAAAAATCGGAATGATTTTGCCATCTGTAACACGTACTTTTTTCGCAACTGGTGTACAAATACCAACTTCATCAGTTAAACCAACTGCAAGCTGGGTAAATGAGGGAGCATCGTCAGACCGTCAGAAGAAAGCAACATCTTACATTTCATTTAGCAGATATAAATTAAGATGCGAAGTTTCTTGGTCAATGGAAGTAAACGAAAGCACACTTGGAGTGTTTGAAGCTACATTTACAAAACAAGTTGCTGAAGCAATGGTAAAAGCGATTGAAACAAAAATTATATCTACTGCAGATGGCACAACAGGCATGAAAGGTATTTTCGCTGAAACTCCAGCTACAGGTCAAGCGTTAACTGCAAAAACATTAACCTACGAACTATTAACATCTGCAGAGGGGGCGCTACCTGAAGAGTATGAAAATGGTGCAGTTTGGTTAATGACTAAAAAGACATTTATGGGCTTAGTAGGCATGACAGATGCCAACGGTAACAAAATCGGTGCAATAACAATCAACACAAACGGCAAGCCAGAGCGTACAGTATTGGGCAGACCAGTTTTATTGACTGGAGCATATATGGACAGTTACTCACCAACACTTACAACTGGTAAAATATTTGCTGCTTTGTTTAACATGGAAGACTATGCAGTTAACACAACATACGACATGGGAATAACACGTAAACAAGATTGGGATACAGAAGATATGCTTACAAAAGCAGTCATGGCCGTGGACGGTAAAGTTCTTGACAAAGGATCTCTTGTAACTCTTGCAAAATCTGCATAAAAGGGGGTATTTAAATAATGCTAGGTAGAGACAAAAATAAGTCACCATATCTTTTAAATGATTGTGGTGATAACGTGCAGCGTGGGTATATCGCCCACTTGCATCTATCAACAGCCCAAGCCATACTTGGTGCAACAACATTTGTAAAAACAGCAGTTACATCAGGAGCAACCCCAAGCGTAATTACAACAGGGTTAACAAGTCCAGTTTACCCACGCAATGTCACAGCAACAGCAGGAGGCACAGCAGGAGACATAAAAGCAATACAAGTTATAGTCGAGGGCACAAATGAAAACAATGAGGTTATAACCGAGACATTACCAGCTTTTACGGTAGACACAGCGGGTACAGTAGTTGGTGACAAGATATTTAAGACTATCACAAAAGTTACAATCCCAGCTCATGACGGCACAGGAGCGACAACGGCAATCGGTACAGGCGACAAATTGGGATTAGGTTTTAAATTAACACACAACACAGTTTTATCGGCATACAGAAACAACGTGCTTGAGGCTGTAGCACCAACAGTAGCAACATCAGCGACAGCACAGGAAAGCAACAGCATAACTCTAAATAGTGCTTTAAACGGCACTGTGGTAGATGCATATTTCATAGTTTAAAAATTAAGGCGGTGTTATAAAAATGGAAACAGTATTGCAACAAGTAAAAATGGCATTAAGGATAAAAACAACAACTTTTGACAATGCAGAGATAACACCGCTTATCAATGCTTGTCTTGTTGATTTGGAACTGGCAGGCATTAAAAAATTAGACATCACAGACGATGCAATAAAAAGAGCAATTGTTTTATATTGTAAAGCGAATTTTGGAAACATAGAAGATGCTGAAAGGTTTGATAATAACTATCAAGCTTTTAAAAAAAATCTTGCATTATCGACATTGTACAACGTTGTTGAGGAGGTTTAAAAATGGATCAAGAAATATTTTTAATCTCTTTTTACACAACAACGGACGAGATAGGGCAGCAAGTAAAAAACAAAATGAAACGTTCAGTATTTGCAAAAATTAAAAATGTAGGACAAAAAGAATTTTTTGAAGCATCAACAAACAAGATGAAAGTATCTAAAAAGTTACAAATGTACTCGTTTGAATATGAAAACGAAACAATGGCACTAGTCGACAATAAGTTATACTCTATATATCGTACATATACAGTCGGAGATATGATTGAACTATATCTAGAAGATAAAGGCGGTGTGTATTAATGGCTAGTGATATTACTGTTAATCTTACTGATTTATCTGACAATATAGCCAATCAGCTTGGCATATACGCAAGGGATAAACAAGAGCTAATCAACATCAAAATAACAGAGATTGCAAAAAAAGCAGTTAAGATGTTGCAAGAAAAATCACCAAAAAAAACTGGTGAATACTCAAAAAGTTGGAAAATAAAACAGGACAAAGGCAAAACAATAATCTTTAACAAACAAGGCTCGTTAACTCATTTACTAGAGCACGGACATGCAAAACGTGGTGGTGGTAGAGTAAGGGAATTTGTACACATAAAACCTGTGGAAGATTATGTTATAAAAGAAGTAACGGACGAAATCAAAAAGATATTGGAGGGATAACATGGAATTATCAGAGTTAAACGAGTTATTAAACACTTTAGATATTCCTGTTGCATATAGTCATTTCAAAGATTTGACAGAAACTCCGTTTTTGATTTACTATGTGAACAACGAGGATATCCGTGGTGCTGATAACAAAAATATGTTATCAGAAAAAAATATACGTATTGAGTTGTATTCCGATTTAAAAAACATTGAACTAGAAAATCAGTTAGAAGAGATGTTAATTGAATATGAACTTGATAAAAACGAAACTTACATTGAAAGTGAACAGCTCATACAAGTAGCTTATGAATTTTCAATGATTATTAAAAAATAAGGAGTGAAATAATGGCACATACAAATTTAGATGAAAGCAAAAAAATCCCTCTTGGAAGTGGTTATGTTTACATAGTGGAATTTAGTGGAACTATTCCAGCGGACAACATTTTTGAAGTAGATGCTAATAGACTTGGCTACGTGGCAGGCGGTGCATCAATCGAATACAAACCTACGCTTTATACCGCGAAAGATGATATGGGTAAGGTACAAAAAAATATCATAACCGATGAGGATGCAACTCTTAAACTAGGCTTGATTACATGGAATGCAGTAACCTTAGAAAAACTAGCAATGACTGGCACGGTAACAACAAGCGGCCAAAAACGCACAATCAAAGTTGGTGGCATAGCCAATCAAAACAACAAAAAGTACGCTTTAAGATTTGTAAATCCCGATAAAA